AGAGAATATACAATCGTCTAGCTAAAAGTCCTGTGTTCAAAGACTACTTCCCGGAGCTTGATGCAGAGAATGGTAAGTTCTCTGACACTGGGTACTCACTCATACCTCTTAGGACAATCAGCTTGGCCGAGAGCGAGGCAATCAACGCCGTCAGCGCCAACCTTGCAAGAGACGGAGAGGCCAGCTTGCGTGGTATCGGCGATGCCCTTGCCACACTGGACCAGAATGGGTTCATAGTCCAAGCTCGTGACCAACGCTCTTCGGCTGCGTACCGCATCATGGACGACGAACCCATAAAACCGGACAAATGGGTCATCGAAGAGAACGACAGTACAAGATACAAATTTCCGCTGACGTTCTTCAGACTTCCTTCTTTCCCCGTTGGTGGCACCTTTGAATTACCAAGTTACATGCGATACTTGGAGGGGGATGGTGACATCAGGGACGAAACGCCTGCTAATGTGGACATGGGAGACATATTTCCTGCCGACGGCACACTTCCAAGCTGGATGGACCACACATTTTCAGACGGCAGCGGAATTGCTAACTCGGTAAAGCAGAAGTACTTAGAGTTTACAGAACTCCTGAACAATACACTCGCTGCTTACAGTCCCACGATGGACAATAGAATGTCGCCAGCGTTGAGAGCCAAGTGGGGAGAGTTTGCTCACGAGCTTTTGCAAAAGCACAGAGTAGTAAGTCTCAGAAATAATAACCGCCCTATAGGAGAACTCACACTTGAAGGGCCGATGGCTGGGTACACAGGCAGTGATGGGGCATACGCGATTGCGATTGGTGTGGGTGGAAGAGAGTCACGGCCACAAACTTCTTACGAAGATTTGTACACCCTCAACTTTGACCGAGACCAAGACATCCCGGACCAAAATTACATAATCGTCAAACCTGTTTTTTCATCTGAATACAGTAATATGATAGCCAGCATTCCAGATTATAAGGACGGGCTGGTACAAGGTTTCCTCCTTACAGAGGCCGTGGAGAATGTCTCTCTCTATGGGCTGGAAATAGCTATGGAAACGATTGGTCCTAAGATGGCAGCAAATCAGGGCCGTCCAACAAGCACTCGGGTGCCAAGAAAGGTTGAGGTTTACGCAAACCAGCAAGCTGGAATGTTGTTCGACCTTGATGTAAGGAACGTGGACCTTGATAAGTTTCTCCCAGATGACTTTAACTCGACTGACCAATTTATAAATTCGGTTCAAATTGACTTCACCCTTGATGATTACTTCAGCGCGAGAGATTCAGTCAGACCATCCCGTGCAGGTTTGTCAAAAATATTTGCGTCGGTGATTGCCGGTATTCGTAAAAATTTAGACGCGCTGGAAAGTCAGGGGTACAAGATTGGCGGTAGCCGAGACGACGAAAAGGCCATACACGCCCTGCACTTTGCTGGCAACAGCGACAAAAAACAAAAAATATACTTAACTCTGGCAAGGACACCGGAGTTTCAACGTGTGTTCCCAGAGTTCAATGGAACGGAAATTTTCCAACAGGGAGACCGTGCCGTTATTCTGACCCGGAAGCCTAAAGTTCCAAGCGTTTCTCCCGGTACAGAAGTACAGCTTGACCTGTTTGGAGAGGCGTCACTGCGAATGGACAGGGTCGCTGACCTATCGCAAGTGCCTGCCAATCCTGCGAACGACGGTATCGCAAGCAGGTTCGGACTGAACCCCATGATGAGGGCATTGTCTGCGCTGGACATGCTCTATAACCCAGACTACAAGCCTGAAATTCCAGACCGAGATACGGTTGAGGGACCTGATGGTAAGCTCCGCGCGCAGGGACGTAACGTCGGTGAGATTGGCAGGTCACTGCAAAACAAAGCTCGTGCGCTCATCGGCACAATCACGTCGCCCAATCCAGAAACAGACGAGATGCTGGCGCGTATCATTGCCGCTGAGACTGCGGCGGCGATGCAGAACAACCCTGATACAAATGCGTCTGACTGGTATTCAAAGAACGTGCAGGCAGCAATCGACGCAGTGGCACAATTGTATCCTGAGGTTGCCACGGACTCCCGTCACCGTTCAGCATTCGCATTGTCACTGGCGCTGACATCACAGGGTATCCGGGTATCTCGCAACGCGGACATCGGTCTCGCTGCTTATGAGTTCTGGCGTCAGAACGGACGGTTCCCGGTGTTCGGTGAAGGCACTGCATCTCGCGCCATCCGCAGCAACTTCCGTCTTGCGAACCGGCTCATCCAAGCCTTCGACAAAGAGGGCAGCAACTTCCGCTTTGAAGATTTTCTTACGACACAATACACGAAAAAGGAACTCGTGGATGCACTTGATGATGCTGGCATCCCGGTGGGTAAGGGCGGGGTGACACTGTCTGGTGAGAACATGACTGCCTCCCTGTATGGTTCGGCAGTGTTTGGGCCGAAGATTGGTCAAGGTTTTTACCAGAACCTGATGGGTAACTTCGACCCAATTACTATTGACAAGTGGTTCATGCGCACTTGGGGACGCATGACTGGCGTGCTGGTTGGCAAGCCCAAGCTGCAAGAGAACATCGAAAATCTTGCCGCCGAGATGCGTAAGGAAGGTATTGAGTTTGACCCGGACCGTTATGGTTCAGACGAGCAATACACTTTCGATACGGTCAGTCGTGTGTTCAACATGGGTGAGCGGTTCTATGCAGAAAATCGAGACGCCATCGAAGCTGGAGAGATGGAGAAGTCCCCGGCTATGCGTGAGGCGGCTCGTGCGGTAACAAATGGATTGACCACGATTGATGCGCCGACCAGTGGCGCGCAGCGAGAGTGGATACGCTCTGTCATTGGCCGCGCTCGTGAGGTTCTTGCAGAGAACGGTATCAACGTAACATCGGCAGACCTGCAAGCAATCGTCTGGTATCCAGAGAAAGACTTGTACTCCCTGCTTCGTGAGGGTGGTCAGGAAGAAAGACTTAATCAGTCCTATGAAGATGTATATGAGGAGTTAATAAATGGAGAAACAGGGCTACGCTCCGTGGACGGAAGAGGCCGATTTGACGATGTCAGACGAGCTATCCGAGAAGCAGATAGAAAGGCTGGGGGACGCACTCGCAAGGCTAGCGGTGAGGAAGCGTCAATCCGGTTCTCAGCAGGAGACTACAGAACAACGGAGGGGATGAGGCGTACCCTCGCCAACCCAGAGACGCAAGGCGTACTAGACAGTGTCAGCAATTTCGTATGGAGAGCGCGCAACGAAGAGGGATTCCTCAAGGGACAGGGTCGTAGGTTCATCAACGAGTTTGTGCATGGCCTAGCGCCTATCGCAAGGCGTGAGCTTGAGCTTTCTGAAAGAACCCGTAAAGACGCGGACGGCAAACCCATACGTCGCTACCTGCCGTTTGCACAAGGTGCTTTCAAGATTACCGAGATGGCACAGCAGATGTCAGGCCGCATGGAGATGTTCAGCCGGGTCGGCGCACCGAAGCTGAACGCAGATGGCTCTGTGGGAATTGCAGAAAACACTATGGGCTTGAAGCAAATCTTCGAGCCAATCGGAACTGGCGAACGCTACGCTAAGTTCCAGATGTATGTGTATGCGCAACGCGCCCAGCGCCTCAAGCAGGAGGGCCGTGAGAAGCTGATGAGCGATGCTGATATCGCCGAGGGCTTGCGGTACGGCAGGGAGAACCCAGAGTTCGACGCAGTGTTCCGCAACTATACGCGGTTCAACGAAGCACTTATGAAATTTCTTCAAGACTCCGGTGCCATCAGCAGCGAGCAAAGACAAAAACTTATAGGCACTGCTGACTATGTACCTTTCTATCGCATCATCGACGAGGAGCAGTACACAGAAGGTCTTTTCGGTCAGGTTCGGCGGGGCAACGAGTACGCTCGTAATTCAACTTCAGCGTTTGATAATCCCGATGCTCGGATACGAGATGTATTACAAAAACTACAGGGTGGTGAAGAGCGCATTGGTGACCTGTATGAGAACATCTTCTCAAACACACAGGCAATCGTACATGCAGGTATGCGCAACGTAGCAACGCAGCGCGTCGTTAACGTGGTGGAGCAACTCAAGCGTACTGATTTTTACGGCACAAATAAAAAGCCAAGGAAGATATCCAAGGAAGAGGCGCAGCAAAACAACAATCACTTCACATACAGAGAGAACGGCAAGACTGTTTTCTACGACGTGGGTACAGACGGTGAACTTATTACCGCGATGCGGACGTTCACCCCCACCCAACTGCAAGGGTTGCTTCGCACCATGCAGAACATCGGTCGCTTCTTCCGTAACGCCATTACAATCACGCCGTCCTTTATGATTGCCAACCTCATTCGTGGTGACATGGCTGGTGTGGTAACGACAGACGCTCCGCTTCGCCCAATGGTAGATACCATCCGTGGTTTGAAAAACGCTCTGCAAGACACAGAGACTATCCAAGAGATGAAAACTATAGGTGGGTTCGGCGGCTACACCTTTGGCGAAAGCAGCACTGACTTTGCCAAAAAGATGAAGAGGTTTTATCGTCGTCACGAGGGGTACACGATTGTTGATACTCCGCAAAAACTCACCGACATGTTTGCTGGATTTGTTGACCGCATCAACTATGTGGGTGAGGCAACGGAACTCGCAACTCGTGAAGCCATATATCGTCGTCTGGTTGAGGGCGGGACTGACAAGGCAGACGCAGCATACGAGGCACTGAACCTTATTAACTACAGCCGTCGTGGTAATCCGCAAGGTGGTTTGGCTCAGACATTTGCCCTTCTTGTACCTCTCGTCCCATTCCTCAACGCCCGTGTACAAGGTCTTTACAGAACAGGGACAGCATTTGGCACAGAGGCAACGGCGCGCAAGACTGCGGTCAAGGGCCTAGCTCTGATGGGAATGTCTATTGGACTGTACTCCATCATGTCGCAACAAGATGACTGGGATAAAGAGCCTCTACACAGGAAGCTGAACTATTACATCATCTATGCAGGTGACAAAAAGTTTCTGATACCGAAGCCGTTTGAAGTTGGTGCAATCTTCTCGACAATACCGGAGGTGTTTATCGACGGCATCCGAAACAAGGATGGTGAATATGTTGCAGAGGCGGTCAGCCAAATCTTCCTCAACAACTTCTCGTTCAATCCAATACCACAGGCAATCAGTCCAATACTAGAGGTGGCCACAAACAGGGACTTCTTCCGTGGTCGTGAGCTTGAAAGCCTTGGTGTTCGAGGACTTCCGACGGAGATGAGGGCATACTCCACCACATCAGAGTTTGCCAAGCTCGTTGGTCAGGGGTCTGCCGCGATGGGCATCAGCCCGATTGAGTTCGAGCAACTTGTTAATGGTTACCTTGGTTCTCTTGGCGGCTTGTTCTTAGGTGGCATGGACAGTGTCCTTGGAACCTTTGGCACCGTGCCTGAAAGACCCGCTGGACTGTTTGGCAACAGCGTTGCTGACACGGCAGCAAGAAATCTCGGCATCTCAAGGTTTGTCAAAGAACGCCCGGCTGACCCATCAAATCGGTATCTTTCAGAGTTCTATGAGATGAAGCGTGAAGCCGACGAGCTTTTGCGTGGCATCAACAGGTTAAGAGAAGAAGGGAATATCGAAGAAGCTCGTGCTTTAAAGAGAGCAAATCGTGGACTTCTAGCTGTAAGAGCAACCCTCAACAAGAAATACACAATCTTAAACGAAATCAACGATAAGATTGCCGGTATCAAAACTAGTGGGGCGGAACCAGACGAAAAGAAAAAGCGCATCGACAGGCTTATTAAACAGAGGAACCGCATTGTGTCCGACATGACACGTCTCAAGGAGCGGATACGCGGTAGTAACTGATGTATATGGCAATAATATTAGCTTGCTACATAGAGATGGGCAGGCCGGAATGTTTCGAGGCGCATGATGAGTACGGCCCTTACTTCACGAAGCCGGAGTGCGTTGCAAGAGCGGCAGAGATGGAACAACAAATCAATACTGTGTTCCCTCATGTGTGGATACAAGGATGGAAGTGTGAAAGAGGAGACGCAACATAATGTGGACCGCATTAATATCACCACTAGCTAACCTTGCTGGCACGTTTCTTGAGGGACAGGTCTCCAAGTCCAAGGCAAAGGCAGAGCTTGTGCAAACAGAGGCCGCTGCGAAAGCAGAGGTTATGAAAAACGCAGCGATGCATGACAGCAAGTGGGAACTCATCATGGCTGAGTCCACTAAGCACGGATGGAAGGACGAGGTGGTAACCATCATCGTGCTTGCTCCGTGCGTGATGGCATGGATTGACCCCGAACTAGCCAAGCGTGGCTTCGATGTCATTAGTGAAATGCCGACGTGGTACCAAGGTGCCGTTTTAGGCGTCATCTCAGCGGCCATCGGTTTACGCGGATTTGATAAATTTAGGAAAAAATAATGTACGTCATGCACTTATGGGACATGCACAACCGTACAACGGAGGAACAAGCGAGGAAGAACCGTGGCCGAATTAACAATGGAAAGATTTCTAAAGTGGAAAATACTACCCAGACTAATGATGGGGGTAATGACTTGGATGTACATGGAGACACTGTGGTGGTTCCAAAGCCTGCCGCCGGAGGCGATGACGACACAGGCCGCTAGTTTGACAGCTACCGTCACGGGCGCTATGACTGGGGCGTTCGCTGTCTGGTTAGGTCACGAGAAATGAAAACTGTATGGGTGCTGGTTTTGGTACATGCACTTACGCCGTATGACTTTGATGTCACCCCATTGATGGAGACAGACACGATGGCACAGTGCTACTTTCAATCAACGGTGGCTGAGTTTGATTTGACTCAGCAAGAGAACTTCAACAAAGAACTGCTTTGCATCCGTGTCGAGGAGGAAAGGTAATGAATATAGACCTGTTGAGAGAAGAACTTACAGTCGATGAAGGGTGCAAGGAGGAAATTTATTTATGCTCCGAAGGTCACCCTACTTTCGGGATTGGCCATCTTATTGTAAGGGGTGACCCAGAGTTCGGCAAAGACTTGGGTACGCCCGTCGCTTTCTCTCGTGTGAAAGAGGTTTTTGAGGAGGACGTTGCAACATGCATTGCAGACTGCACTCGTATATTCAAAGGGTGGGAGACCTATCCCGAAGAAGCGCAGAGGTGCTTTGCGAACATGTGCTTTCAACTTGGGAGGCCAAGATTGAGTCAGTTCAAGAAGACGATTGCCTTCGCCGAGGCCGGAAGATGGGACGACGTGGCTGTCGAGATTTTGGACAGCAGATGGAACAAGCAAACTCCGAACCGGGCTAAAAGAATCTCTGAGAGGTTCTTGAAGTTGGGTGTGCCTCACTAAGAGATGAGGCTAGACCCAACCTCGGATGACTTCTCCATAAAGTCTGGCGCAAACTTTGCGTAGTTGCTCTGGGTTATTGCCACTGTCTTGTGGCCCAAGTAGCGTGACACTTCGTATATAGGCACACCGTTCTTGACCATGTGTACAGCGCAGGTGTGCCGCATGATGTGCGGCGTCACGTCATTCAGCCCCGCAGAGACAGCCACCCTTTTGAAGTGGGAATATATTTCGCGCACCCGCCTGCCATTTCTCTCTACTACAAATCCAGACTGACTGTCTTCGCAGGCTTTCTTCAAATGTGGTCGCAGACTTTCGGGCATCTTGATGACTGACCGTGGTTTATGCTTACCCCTTATAGTCGGGTCACGGAAATCAATTATATTCTCCTCGAAGTGGACGCGGTCAGTCGTCAAAGACAGGATAGCCTCGGCTCTTGCCGCAGTAGATAAAGCTATCAATGTCCACAGCTTCACGAAGTCATCGTCGCAAGCGTCGAGCAGCGAACGTATCTCGGACTTTGTAAGCCAACGCTCACGAGCAGGTGGCTTCGCATCATCAAAGATGAACGGCGTCCATTCAATGTCCCCAATCTTTCTACAAAAATGCAAGGCTGCACGCAGGACGTGCAACTCACGAGCCGCTGTCTGCGGCTTCGCCTTTCTGTTTCTGATGTAGTTTCTTGTCACTGACCAGTCGAGATTATCAAACGGGACATCACCCATGTTCTCAATCAAAACTTTGACGGTGCTGTTGTGACGCTGGAGATTGCGGAAGCTGGTGTTACGCTCGTGCAGTTCCCTTGTGTACCTGTCCAGTACCTGTGATATCTGTTCCATGCATCCCTTCCTAATGTATGGTCAGTGGTGTGTATGTATATTTTAAGTTTGGAACCGTTTCAAATGAACACGGAAGTCAGCGACTAGCTTGTCCATCTTGTCTCTTACGGTATCATTGTGAACAGCAGCCAACTCAGAACGACTACTGAGACCAAGAAAGTGTCGTAAAGCACTGGCGCATTCCTCTTCTGGCTGACCCATACCCCATCCATAGAAGCCTTCTTCGCTTGCGCGAAACTCCATGTAGGACTGAAACCTTTCGTTCTTGCAAAGCATAGCCGCGCGTGTGATGTACCTCTTCAGAGGCTCATCATCATCACTCTCTCCAATCTCTGGATTATCATAGTCTAGCGCCTTGATGCCAATAGCCATCGGCAAACCAGTCGGCGCGAACACCAGCCAGTCGGCACTTCCGAAGTCGGAGATTGTAAGAGTAAGCTGCCACAACCCATCGGTAGTTTGACGGATAGCGTGCTTCTTTGCCTCGAACCCGCTGACATCTGTGAACGCGGAGCGTGGTACTGGTTTCATTCTAACTCCTCGTAATACACGGCCTTGTAAGCCTCGCGTATTAGGTGAGCCACGGATATGTACACACCTAGTTCGAGTGATTTGGCATGTGCTAGCTTCGCCAGTTTTTGCCAGTCTTCCAAAGGCATTAACAAGTTATAGGTCTTGGTGTTCATCGCTAGTCTCGGCCTCGGCATTTGACTTACTCCATAAGTCTTTTGCTACCTCAACTGCATCCACCCCATTAAATGTCCAGAAGAGCCTTTCGCCTTCCGCAGTATTATGTAACTCGTGATGACACATCCCGCACAAAGGGACGGTCCATTGGTCCCCCACCTTTTGTCCAAGCCCACGATGTTCTGCAAACTGTATGTGATGAGCGTGGTTTGGGCCGGGGTCTCCGCAAACTAGACAGGGCAGTTTCCTGACCCTGCCTAGATGCACGGAGGAACGAACTTTCTTAGAACGGAATATCGTCGTCAATCGCAGCACTTGTGGCGTCAGGCTGCGCTTCCTTTTCCTTGGGAGGAAGGACCACGTCGTTCACACGGATATCCAAGTTATGATAAGACTTGCCATCCTTCTCAGTGCTTGACGCACGAAGGGAGCCAGACACCATTACCTGCGCACCCTTCCGAAAGGCACCAACCAATTTGGTCGGGTCCTTCTGATACCAGTAACACTGGAACCAGTTGGTGTGCTGGTTCTCACTAGCCTTTGCATCGTACTGGTTCTGCGCCACCTTGAAGGCAATAGTATTTTCCCCAAGGACCCTGCCGTCAGCAACGACGTTACCAGAAAAGCTGATACTGTTGTGTTGATTTGCCATGATTACTCCTCTGACAACTTGCCTTTGAACTCTTTAGCAAAGGCACTAAGTTCTATGTGAAGGTTCTCGTTAACAGAGCGAACGTGTTCCAAGAAGTCCTGCTTGGATATAATATAGGTGTTTGCCTCACCCTGCGTTGAGCATTTTGAAAGCTCACTCTGAAACTTCTTTACCTTCTGAGCCAACGCCGCATCTTTGTTCCGAAGTTGTACAACCTTACCGTTGTCCATCGAAACTGTAACCTCTTCAGCGGAGGCCAACTGCCCTCCATGTATTCCAAGGTTTCCGAGAAGACGCCCGATAGCCGAGGTCTCCCCATTCTCCACCGCGCTCGTCTGATTTATACGAGACGCAGTACGGTCCTCCTCTGCCGTGCCGACAGACTTGATGCCCTTCATTTGCACAATCTCTTTACCATCCTCATTGATGATGACTTCAATTTCTTCTGCGAGATAGGCACGGACAGTAACCACATCCTCATTGGTTGACACCCATGTGTAGAGACATGGCATGTCTGGGATATCTTCCGCAGCAACGTGCTTTCTAAACACCTCAAGCCTTGTTGGAACGGTGGTGTATTCCTTGTTGCCAATCTTCAGCTTCTCACCCATGAGATGCAGCGCACGCTGCACCTCTTTAATCTTTTCCGTCACTCTTTATCTCCTTAACATAAAGCTCTGCTTGATACTGGTCACAGAACTCCGCAACCTCACACCAACGCTGACACCTGATTGGTTCGGGTTCCCTTTTCTGTACGAAGAATGGTGACTTTGTCTTGTGTTTCAACGCCTCGTCTTCGTGGTCGTACAGCTTGACAGTTCTGCCCGTCTTTTCCAAAACCACCGCCCACTTTGGGTCTGACATCCATCTCTCTTCTGGCGTACAGAGAGGCAGGTCGGCTGCATAATGCGTCTGCACTCTATCTCGGACGTAATCTGCCGCCTC